TGCGCCCGTGAGGTTTGCGACCCTGAGGTCTGCGTTCCTGAGATTTGCGTTCTTGAGGTCTGCGTTCCTGAGGTCTGCGCCCGTGAGGTTTGCGCCACCGAGGTCTGCGTCAACGAGGTATGCGCCCGTGAGGTTTGCGTCCGTGAGGTATGCGTTCCTGAGTTCTGCGTTCCATAGGTCTGCGTCAACGAGGTATGCGCCCGTAAGGTCTACGTTCCTGAGGTATGCGTTCCTGAGGTATGCGTTCCTGAGGCTCACCACTTCGCCAACGAGAACTCGCTTGGCTCGCAACTTGTCGCCAGTGTCCACGATAAGTTCACCGTCCGGCACTGTCACCGTGACCACAGTTCCACCCTTAGCCCACCTCAACGCACCGGCAAGGGTTGAGCAGAAGTTGATACCTGCACCGCAGTCCTTGTCGGGGTCAAGGTTTAGGTCATCGGCTTCGATAATCGTTCCCGGCGTGTAGGTAAGTTTGTTGGTTTGTGTTGGTGATTTCAGGTTTTTTGTGACACCCTTGTAGTAGGGCTTGTTTCTGATAATGTTGTTCATAGTTTCCCTCCAAATAACATGCGAACATGACGTTCAGCCGTACGGTCGAAGTGGTCCATTTGTCGTGCTTCTACTGGACCATTTAGCACTTTTGCTTTACGCATAAAGATACGCTTCAAAACATTACGGACGCGCTTCATCGCCGCCACGCTACCGCTACAAGTAACCAAATGACGCAAAGCGTTAGAATAAGTTGAGAAGTAGTCATCGCAGATACCAAACAACAACTGCTGTTGTGACTACCACACCATCAAGCAGGCCAGCGAAGTAAAACATGGCGCTAGACATTGCTGCTTGGCTTCCAGTAGCGAGACTGGTATTCGGTCAACAGCCAGTCTTGTGCCGGAGGTTGAGCCAAATGCTTTTCCAGCAGGTCAAGCACCCTGTTAACGTCGCAGGACACGTCATCAAACGTGTTGCAAGCATCACAAAAAGCGTATTGGTCGTTGCCATCAAGGGATGGCTCAATAGTGATTTCGTGCTTTTCTCGCATTTCTGCAATAAATTCTTTAACGTCCATTATTTTCCTCCGTAGGTGTAAACAACGCAAATGCTGGCGATGTAGTGAACAAACACTGACTTAGGCAATGTTCTCCCAAGCGTGTTCAGCGGCCCACTCACGAGCCTCAATAATGTCTCCGGGGTCAGGCCCCAAGTCACCGTGAAGGCTGCACTCGCACTCGTCAGCGTCGCAGTCCTCGTGGTAGCCCTCGTTGCACTCGCACTCCACGCCACACTCGTCGGTGCAGGGAATGGAGTAGCACTCGGGGCAGATGTTGTCGGGGTGGTATCTCATAGTTTCTCTCCACATTTTGGGCAATAAGTAAATTTAATTAACCTACCAACTTGTAATTCAACAAGTGATTCAACATCGTAAGTGTGAGTCAAGTGGTCACACTTGGAGAAAGTTGTTTCTTCAAGCGCAAGTTCCTCCATTTCGTCCTCGTTGTAGGAGCCAAAGCCACCATCAAAATACTCAACGCAATAAGAAAAGAAGATTTCGTAAACAGTGGCAAAAGACACCCCTGCTTGCACTTTATCCCCAATTTTAAATTTGGGCACGCCGCCCTGTGCATAATCCATGATTACCTTCCTTCTCGGTCTGCAAGACTAACGCAGATAATGATGGCAATAAAACAAGCGGAAAGAATTAACGGCATTCTGTTTTCACCTGAATTGTTGCAACTGGTGACTGCTCCCCTGCTGCTGGCTTGTAACCGTGACCAAAGCACAGTTCGTAGGGCATGAGGTTGTTGTGCCTCAACTGACCAAACAAGTTGTGACCGATTGGCTGACCACAATTGGCACAATCGCCAACCATTTCCAGAACCGTCCATCCGTACTTCTCACTGTAAGGCATCTGTCCTCTTCTCTTTCGGTTGCCTAGTGACAACGGTACCACAGTTGTTGTAGTTGTGTCAACTTAGAATTTGAAATTAGTTGGGGTGTCGGGATGCCCAAGGATTTCAGGCTCCATCGCCGTACAGCGACAGTTCTCAACGGTGCAACGCCCCCAGCCATCTTGCTCGTGGCTCTCAAGGCCATGAAAGCAGGTGCAGCGTTCGTGGTCGGATGGAATAAGTGTAGCCATAGTGTTCCTTTCAATTAGGGCCGGTTGGCTTGCGGGCCTCGCTAAAGCATTCCGGGGACCGGCAACTCCCCTATCTTGTATCGTGTGCCTAGGCTGACTATAGCAAGCAAGTCATCAACCCTAGTCAAGTAGCCATACAGGGGACCACCCTATATCGGCAGGCTGGTTAGGCCATTGTCCTTGGATTTCGGCTACCCCCGCCGAAGCGGGACGCTTGGGGCTTAAAGCGGTTTAAAGTCGCCCCAACGACTGTTACAACAAAGAGATTTGTCCATCAAGTTCCTGTTCCCACTTTACACCATTAAGTTGACAACCAATCCAATTTGTGTACAAAGGAGGAATGGCTAATATTAGCCTATACCAAGGCATCCAGTCAATTCCCATAGCCTCTTGCCCTTCTTCAAGTGTTCGTGCTGTTCTGCCGCCCGAAGGTATGTCATCCTTCTTGCGACCGTAAACCCCCACCGGACGCCCCTGCTCTTTGTGTCGGCAAGGCGGTGGTGCGCCCCATTCGACGTTAGATTCAAACAACCTGTGCCGCCGCACCTTTAGCCCAAACATAGAACCGCAAAGAACCACAGGGTTGATAAGGGGAGCGCCGGGTACGTTTTCTATGACGTAATCTTTTCCAGAGGCAATAAGCAGTTCTCTGGTTGGTTCAACCAAATCAATTTCTGATTTCTTTTTGCCTTGTGCTTTTGCCAAGTTTCCGGTGACGGAGTATGCCTGACATGGCGGACTGGCATGAATAACGTCGAACTCAAAACCATGCTTAATCAAATACTCTAACGCATCGCCCTTATGAAACTCAAAAGGGTAATTAACTTGATTCTCAATGTCAACCCCGACCACTTCAAAACCGGCGTTGTGGTATCCCATTGCTGAACCACCTGCGCCACAGAACAAATTAAGAAGTTTGGGTTTGTTTCCTGACATTTAATACGTTCTTCCGCCCTTAATCCATTGACCGGTTTCGGGCATGTAATAAGAAGGTTGTGGCAATTGAAGCGACTTTCGCATTTTCATTCGCTGCTTCTCGGACGTGCCGCCCCAAATGCCAAACTTAATGTAAGAGCACAAAGCGTAGTCAAGGCATTCCTGCTTTACTTCACAGGTAGAGCAAAATTCCTTGGCTGCGACCGTCTTGTGAAACTCATGCGATTCTGGAAAAAAGAAATCTACCGACTGCGGCTCCAACTTGCATCTTGCTCGCTCGGTCCAGTTTCCTTCTTGAGTGCTTTGCATTGCTTCCCCTCCAACATGGGTTTGTTTGTCGTGTTGATAATCCTAGCAGGTATCTCCGAGCACTGCAAATCGTGTGCTACACTGTGGTCCTACCCGCATAGCCCAGATGGTCTGGGCGAACTGCAAACTTGCATCAAACCTGTAGTAAACCCCATCTTGACTCCAACACAAGATATCAAACTGGTGGCCTTCGGGCCACCTTTTTGATTTGCGGACTACAGTTTTCCTTTTTGCTCAGGGTTCTTCAACAGGAAGATTTCCACCTCGCTGGCAATCAACTCTTCTCTTGTCTGAACAACCTCTGCCCAAAGACGAATGGCATCGCAGGGCCAAACGCTGTAGCAATAAACGCAACTTGCTTCAAACCGTGTTTTCGTTGGAAAATGGCGAGCCTCAATTGCTTCTATTTCGTTCTGGTTCATTTCAATGGTTTTTTAAACACAAACAACGTCGAAAGGTTGCGACGAGCATGAACTTGCCGCCGACCTGAAGGCTGCGGTCTGCCACGACCAATGTGTTCCCAACGGTCAATCACCAGAAAACCCAACTTGATAGCGTGGGCCAACGTGAAGTGCGTTCCTAGGAACATTTTGCCGCCAGAAATGTAATCTTGACATTTAACAAGAACAATGCCACCGGGCTTAACAATGCGATACATTTCTGTTAGCCCATCATTAATGAGCCATTGCAACTCCAATGGAGTTTTAGGTGCATTGAGCAGGCCGTAATGGTCGTACATTTCTTTTTGGTTGCTGGTTGCTCTGCCGCCTACCGAAACGTAAGGAGGGTCATATGCAATTGCATCAAACTGCCCCTCCGCAAACTCGGTGCGCCGAAAATCAAACGAAGGGTCCTCAACGTTTGAGCGCGTCACAAGATTCTGTGGCCTCCATTGTTGCCACCAAACGCCCTTGCCGTAGGTCGGGTCCAAAATGGTGTCAGTGTCTTTCAGGTAGCCAATCTTGTAGGCATCAAGAATTAAATGCCCGTTTGTTTTCCAGTTGGTTGCAGCGTAAATAAGTTCTTCGCCCATTAATCGCCAAGACCGGAGACAAGGAGAAACTTGCTCATTGCCTGAGTGACCTCTGCCGATGCCTTTGCAACTTTGTCACCAAGCACAAGATTGGCAAGCCGCATCAAGTCAATTAGCGCATAGGAAGCGTTAATGCATTCCTTACGCAGGTCTTGAACAATCTGCTCCCACTCTTCGTTATCGTTTTGTTGGGTCATTCTATTTCCTCCAATATTTTGAGAATTTTAACTGCCAGTTTTGGGTCAGTTGCATAACTGCGCACTGCTTGCCAAATTTTGTCCAAAGCACTTTCCATTACCCAAATTTTACGAATCAAATCTTGGTAATCACTGTCTTCCATGTTAACTCCTGTGGTATCGTCCATAATAACACTTTACACCACTAGGAAAGGGAACTGTGAACCATTTCGAGAAACCTCAAGAATGGAAAATTGCTTTTTACGCAAAACAAAATCGCACCTACGTAGAAATTGAAACTTTTCTTGAGGTGACTGCCACGCAGCCCGAAGCCTTTGAAATCATGGAGCAATTTTGCAGCGGTTTTCCTCCGCACTCAATTGTGCGCCATGCCGCCGAAGAATTGCTTGGCCCCACTTGCTACGAGGTGAGGCTGCTCAACGCAAGCAATTACTATCGCGAGGTTGTTGTTGTGCATTGGGACAACGCCACCATAGCAGAATGCCTTGAGGACTACCGCAACAAGAATTTCACGGTGTATCAAGTTGTGGCTAACGTCACCGTCGAAACAGAGGAGGGAGATAACCCTGAACTGTGGGATTGGGAGGAGATTCTTGCAACCGATTCGTTTGACGTTGTTGACAGCACAAAAGTTAGTGTGCTAGGGTTAGTTCATCCACCAGAGAGAGAGGAAGACTAACCATGAGCAACTGGGGAAGCAGCGAAGAATGGATTGAGGACGAGGACAAGAACCTCATTAGCGAAGCCACGCTAGATGGCTACCGTGTTGTAGCAATTGTTGCACCACCAGAATCTATCGTTGGCAGCAGCGACTTTGAAGACACGGCAGATTTCATTGTGATGGACGAGCACAATGCCGTTCTTGCATTCAACCGTGACTTTGTTGATTACATGCTGCACGAATCAGCCGTTAACATGACGCTCGGAGCGTTTGGGTTTGGAGTGGTTGTTGGTCAATATCTGACCGAGGCATTAAACAAGATGAAGGAGGTCAAGTAATGCCGTTTGACTACGAAGCAATGGAACGGTTGCGCGCCCACCACGTTATCGCCAAGGCCCAACGTGACGGTGACAACATTGTGCAGGCTCTCTCCAATCATGGAGTGAGTAGAAGCATTTTGGAAACCTTGGAGTTTGACACCACCGCCCCTGCAAAGCGCGGCAAGCGCAACAAGGAGGAAGCGTTTCACAACTGGGCAACCAAAAACGCTGGTAAAGACGTTACGGTTGAAGACCTTGAGGCAGGTTTGCAAATTTCCAAGCCAACCGCTTACAAGATTATTCGGGACAACCCCGGTTTTTTTGTTAAGGCTCGGCGGGGTGCCTACACCGTTCACGATGTAATTTCTGAGCGTGAGCAGGCAAAACAGTTGACTGTCAAGTAACTACAAGTCTAAAATCAAGACAGCAAGACAGGTGGGTTGGTAGGGGGATTACCAACTCACTTGTCTGCACCTTTTAATCAACCCTACGGAGGAACATATGCAAATCGAAGACATTACCCCACTTGTTAAGTCCAACCCACGCCCTCGTCGTTCGGGGGGCATTCGTGGTGGCTCTGCTAAGACCATCGCTCGCCGCCAGCAGTTGCAAAGCAACCCCGGTGAGTGGTTTCTGTGGAAGAACAACGCTACGACTGGTGGAGACACTGGACAGGCTCTCCGTACCCTTATGGGCATGACAAGCATCAAGGGCCTTGACCGCAATACGCTTCCCTACCAAGCCACTTCACGCCTGAACGAAGATGGCACTTGGAGCATCCACGTTCGTTACGTTGGCGAGCATCAGGAAGCAATTAACGCCTGATTGTTGCACTCAAGCAACAATTGAATGCTAAAAGCCGGGGCTTGCGCCCCGGCTCTTTGCTTTACGTGGGTATTTGTTGCGTTAAACGTCAAGGATGCCAGCAGCCCAAGTTGGCTCAATGGCGGGGCCAAGTTCTTGCATGCGGGTAGCAAAGAGGCTACGAGCAAGGTCAACTTGAGCCTCAGTAAGACGCAGTTCGCCGCTAAGGATGATTGCCATAAACGCTGCGCCAATTAACTGAGCCTGACGCTCTTCTAGTTCGACAACGCGCTTTTGCAAATCATGCTTCAGCATAAACTCCAACGCAGACTGAAAACGCTCCCAGCCTCGCTCTAAGACTTCAATGAGGGCACGAGTGTGCTCTACACCAGCCTTGTCTGTGGTTTCAAGAACATCGTTAAGTTCGTCCAGTTTTTGCTCAAGCATAATTGACCATTGCTTCATCTTTGAGGCAAGAATCCATGCTTCAACTTCTGGCGGTCCAATGGGAGGAGCCTCCCCAAGTCGTTCGGAGAGGCTGGTCAGTTCTTTTTGCAATTTAGTCCTTACGGCTGTTTTGGCATGATTGGCGGAGTTGCCCAAATGCCATTTACAAGTTCCTTCGCCAAAATGATTTGTTCCCATTCCAGCAGTTTTGTTGCAGTAGCGAACAATGCCTAGTTCTCGCAAACGCTTGTCTCTAAGTTTTGCTCCGCACTTGCCCGGCAATGATTCTGGAACACCGGGCAATTTGTCATCGGGATAGTTTTCTGCCCAAACGTCTTCGTCGCTCATGCCTTGTTCGCTTTCTTTGCTTTGCGGTATTCGTTCACCTTGTTTCGGTGGGCAGTCAGACAATCCTTGCAGGGCGTAACGCCTCGCTTGCGCTCTTGCTGATAGCCGCCCGGAGTGCCGTGAATAATGTTGGGCAGAGGTTTGTTTTGAGCCTTTTGGCTTACAGCACTTTCCTGCTTAATGTGAGTAATTTTCATTGAGCGATTGCGACGCTCTGCCTCTCGCTGGTTTTCGGTCATGCCGCCCCAGTAGCCGTATGGTTCGTATTGCAACGCGTAGTTGCGGCAGGCATCTACAACAGGGCAAGACGCACAAGTTTGGACAACCTCTGCCGATGGAATTTCCGCAAAAAAATCTAAGCGGCGGTTGGTTCTTGCACAAGCGGCAAGTTCTTTCCAGCCTAAATCAACTACTACTTCGTCAACTACCATGAATGACAACCTCCTTGGTCAGGAACAGCGTAGCCTCTGTTGATGCGCTTTGCAACTGCAATTTGTTGAATAGGGGTAGCGTCGGCGGCGTTAGCAGGGAAGCCCATGCCCCGACTGTAGTAGGCCCAGTTGTGGTTGGTAATGCCAAGGCCACCAGAATACAGGGAGCCTCTGACGTGCCAATTGCCGCCCTCTTCGCAAACTGCAACCTTGCTCCATGCCCGAACATCGGCGGCGGTTACGCCCCAAGGCCAACCGTGCGGTGGTCTGTGGCGGTTAGTAGAAGCCTGTGCGCTATTGCTTGCGGCAATGGACAACAGGGTAGCAAAAATGACAATAACAAGGTGAAAACGGTTTTTCCGCATAACACTTTCTTTCGGTAGCGCGTCATTGTTGACGCATTTCTTTCAGTTGTGGTGCGGGCAACCGTTTGTCTCATTCATACCCCAGTCCGGTTCCGGTGTGGAATGCATCGGCCTAATCTATAGCGATAAAGGGTGTGAGCCGGTTTGTGGCCCTTGTTAGTTCATATCAAACCTCATACTCCATAATAGCACACGAATCAAACATTAACTGCGTTAGTGTCAAACATTTATAACTTTAGCAGGCATGGTCACGTATGGGGACCACTTTGCAGCAGTTGCTACTGCGCCCTTAAGCGTTTTGAGTTCGATGTTTGACTGACCGGCGAGATAACCGATTGCATAGGCTCCGCCTGCCCCAACTGCCATAAATGGCGATTGGACGGTGACGGTTGAAAATCCGTTTGTTTGGAGAATGACAATGGGTTGCCCCGGCGAGACAAAGAGGACTTCCGAATCCGACCAATCTTCTTCATTTTTTACGCCTTTCAACATTTCAATAACTAACTGTGGGGTGACGTTTTCGTTTTTGACTTCGTTCAGCATGTTAATAATGCGCCACGAGCCAACTGCCCCCACAATTCCACCGCCAGCGTGCTTGACAGCCTTGGCAGTAGAGGAAGCAAAGATAATGCTTTCCCCAACCGCCGCAGAATCGTGAGCCATCAGGCAACCGTTTTTATGCGTGTATGCAACTAAAACACTCATTTTTGTAATCTTTCTTGTGTTGTAACACGATGGCAGTTGGCACAAATAACGTCGCATTTTTCAATTTCTTCAATTAATGCTTTTAGTGCGACTTTACCCATGCCAGCACTAATGGCAAATTTCTTTTCTCCACGAACATGGTCAAACTCCATAGATTGCCATGCAAATTTTCTTTTGCATTTGATGCAAGGAACTGATTTTGCTTCTTGAACAAGTTGATACATTTTTTCGATGCCCGGTCTTTTTGTTTGTCTTGGTTTTCTTCTTGAAATAGTTCTTAGGACATGACAATTGGCGCACACTAATTCGCATTTATTAATCTCTTCTAAAACATTTTCAAGATTGTACCTTCCCCAAACCGCCTCAGAAACGTTAAACTTTTTTTCTCCACGAACATGGTCAAAATCCATTGCAACTGGTGGAAAAGTTTCACCGCAATCCGAACAAGGCGCATTTTTTAAAGGTAAAATAATTTTAGAGTATTCTTCCTTTAACTTGCTTCTTCGTGCCGTATCGGATAATTTTTGTTTTTCTAAGTATGTTGCTTGATACCACAACTTCTTTTTGGCTTTTTGTTCTTCTTTATGCTCCTCGTAATATTTTTTGTTTTTTGCTCTAATTAATTCTTTGTTGGCAAGGTAATACTGTCTTGCTCTTTCTGCTTTGGTAACCATATCAATAGTGTAGCAGGATGCTTTGTCTTGTCAACGGTTAATAACTAGGAATCCCAGAGTCCCATACGCCATCAAAAAGCCAAGTCTTATCCCTAACAATGCGGTCTGGCCAGTTCACGCCCTGAAGTCTATCGCCACGGAACCTTTTAACATGAAGCGTTGTCGGGTCATTAACGTCTTTGTAGAGGGAAATCCCGGCCTCGGGCCACGCCATCCACCGTTGCGAACCCATCGGTGCGAGGTCTCGCTTCTCCCCCTGCTTACCCTTGGCCGCGTGGTGCTCCATGATAAGGGCAAACCCATACTTGGTACGGAGGTCATCAAGAACAGCCATCGCTTCGTCTGCGGAATCTTCGTAGGATTCGCCAGAGCCACGACGATACATTTTGTAGATAGGTCCGATGCAAACAAGGTCGGGACGGTGGTAGGCAATTTCTCGCTGCAACTCCGCCTTGTCCGACAGGCTGCGAATTTCGATGCCACCGGGCCTGCGCCAAAAGCGAATACGCTCGTCATCGTAAACATCGGGAGCGCGGTCATACAACACCTTGGCATAGGGAACAGCAGTCTGCAAGATTGCCTGCGTAGGGTTCTCAAGGTCAATGACCAAAGCACGAATAGGCTTAATGCGTTGGTGACTAAAGGGGTGAAAACCCTGAGCAGCAGACATGGCAATCGTACGCAGCAGCAGCGACTTACCAGTTCCTTCTTCTGCCACAACAATCGTTCGGTACTCTTGGTGGAGCATGCCCGGAATGACCACCGGAGACAATTCCTCGGCGTTCATGGCGAGTTCGCCAAGGGTCACCGATTCGGGACCGTCTGACCCCAACATACCAATCGTGGAAACAAACTTCTCCACACCGTCAGCCTCGTTGTATGGGTCTTGTCCTGCGTAGAGCGAATCAACGCCCTCCAACAAGCGGTGCATCAACCGACGAGAGGTTCCGTGCTTCGCCACAATTTCGGCGTAGATGCGAGCGTTCGTGTATGACGGAGTTTCCATCATCATGTCCATCAACGCTGGCATCACTTCGCTGTTGTTCATGTTGGAAGCAACAACAAGCGAATCAACATCAACGCCGTTGTTGACCAGTTGGCAAATCGTGCCGTAAATCTCTCCGTGCAGAGGACTGTAGAAATCTTCAGCCTTGCACACCTCCATCGCTGCGATGGCTGCACCGGAGTTCAGGAGCATGGCTCCAATCAAACTGCGTTCTGCCTGTAAGTCGTGAGGGGGGATTTGCTTACTCACTGTTTCCTTTCCTACTTCCAGTAGCCCAACGGCTTTCGTTGACCCTGTGCATCCAACTCATAAGGCTCTCCGCTTGCACTCACAAGTTGGCCCTTTGGGTTGGTGGGGCGAGCGTAGCCGTACTTTGCAGGGTTGTCAAATCGAGTTTCCCACTCACCGTTCTGACTGTCCACCCACTCACCGTTTTGGTCGTACAGGTCGTAAATGGTCGCAGCAACCATTTCTGCGCCATCAGGAACGTAGGTGTCCGCCTCGTCGGGCTTCGTCAGGTAGTCGGACCAACGGTTGTTCGGACCGAAGAACGTTGCAGCGTACATGGTGAACTGCTCGTCCTGCCCCATACGCAGCGTTGCATAGGCGGTGGTGGCTGCAAGCAGGTCATCGTACTTCACGCCCTTCTTCATCAGAGCGCAGTACGCCTTGTACGCCCCACCCTTGTTGACGTGCCTTGGGTACAACTTCCAAAGGGTAGCAAACTGCTCGTCGTAGGACTGCTTGGTGCGCTTTTTGCGAGTAGCAGAATTTTGCGCGTTATCTTTATTGATATTAATATCTATATCGGCTGGCAACTGGCTGCCACCGGGGGTGGCAATCTCTCGCCACCCCTCCACCTTGCTCGGAGCACTTTCCTCGCCCTGAGGGACCGCTGGCCAAACGTAGTAGGCGTTGCCAATTTGAGCATTGTCCTTGAAACGTGGCACAACCCTGATTGCCCCTGCATCACGCAACTCGTACACCGCTTCACGCGCCGTACGCTCGCTTACGTTCAACAGGTCTGCAACCTGAACGTGGCGCAACCCCTTGATTTGGATTGCTTCGACAACAGCGCCCTTCATGTAGGCAAACAGTCGCACCGCCCGGTCGGACAGGTGGGGGTGGGTGATAATCCACGATGGGATGCTCACCGACAACTCATTCGTTACATCGGCAATAATTTCATCATCACCGTGCTTGTGGATTGCATAGACCAACTCACTCATGCTTCATTCCTCTCCGTGCTAACTCAATCATCAAATCTACCATAACTCCACGCCCCTCGGTCACGTCAACTCCGTCAGTCACCGAGTTGACTACCTTCTGCTTCTTTTCTAGCAACGCGTAGATTTGCTCGTCAATGGTGCGAGGGGCAAGAAGATACCACGCCGTTGCACCGTGCATATCATTGACGCGCCCGTAGGCACGGGAGGCGCATTGCTCGTGCGTTGCTGGTGTCCATGCCAACTCACAGAACACAATGTCCGATGCCGCCGTGAGCGTTAGCCCTTCCGATGCTGCTTGCATGTTGGCAACAAACATTCTGCAAGTGGGGTCAGTTTGAAAACGGTCAACCGCTTCTTGACGTTGGCGCGTTGATACCCCGCCACGAATTTTTACGGCAATGTCGCTGTATTGTTTGTAGATTTTCTCAACCAATTCAATGTGTTCGGCAAAAACAATTACCTTTTCATTGTCGCTGGATTCCAAAAAATTCTTCAACCAATCGTTAATAGCGTCGTATTTAATCTTCGATACAGCGTCACGCAACGCAGTAATTTTAATGATGTGGGCTGCGTACTCCAGCGAAATTTTCTTTTGCCAGTAGATTTCTTCACCGTTTTCACCGGCTTCTTCGGCCAGTTGCATTGCGCGTTGTGCAAAGTATTCTACTGCATCGCTTTCAATTTTTTGATACCAACGCATAGATTTGTTAGATACCTCAAGCAATTGAACGGCATTGCGAAGCGGTGGCAATTCACCATAAACATCTTTTTTGGCTCGTCGTACAAAGCACAATTCACGCAGTTTATCGTTAAGTTCTTTGGTGTTTAACGCAATGTTTCGCTTGGGTGCATATCGTGACTTAAACCGATACACCCCACCAAAATTTTCTAAACGACCGATTGCTTCCAGTTGGGGAATCAACTCTTCTGGTCGGTTGGTAATGGGAGTGCCGGTGAGGAGCAACACAAAGTCTTCGGGTGACAAAGACTTAGCCAATTTCATTACGGCTGCGGTGCGCTTGACGGTCCACTTCTCTTCGGGCTTGATTCCCTTAGCACCACAGGCAGAGCAGTTTTTAGCGTTGGAGCGAACCGCTTGATGGCATTCAGGGCAGGCGTGCTTTTTTACGCCGTTCTTAATGGCATGCGATTCGTCAACAATGAGGGAAACAAAACCGTGCTGCATAATGTCCCCGATGCGTTCGTAGAGAATGTCGTAGTTGATGACCACCACATCGCTTGGCTCAATGGGTTGAGATTTTGTGCCGTTGAGAATAGCAACACTGAGGTTGGGGAAGAACTTGTTGATTTCTCGCTCCCAATTCAACTTCAACGTGTTCGGGCACACAACAACTGCGGGGAAACGATGCTCGGAGGCAATGGTAGCGATGGCCTGCACCGTTTTGCCAAGCCCCGGCTGGTCTCCAAGGATGCTCTTGCGCGCTTTCTTGAGGTACAACACCCCTGCTTTTTGATACGGAAGCAAATCTTGAGCGATGTTTGGAATGTCAATTTCACCAGTCAGGGCCGACGATGCAATTTGCATCTGCATAGATTCCTGCGCCACCGATTTTGCAAGTTCGGCAAGGGAATCTTCTACGCACAAATTGTACTTGCCAGCGAACCGCAAAGCCTCGGTAAGATTAGCCTTGCCGGTAATCCAATGCTTGTCTTTTGATGACCATTTGACGCCGGGCACAAAGTTTTTAATTGCTGCAATCTTGTCGGGGTCATAGGTAAACGCAATGACCACGTTGTCACCTTGCAAGCGAACTTGCAGCGGGTCAAACCGAACTTCTGAGTTGTCTTTTGCAACTTGATAGTTAAGTTCCACCGGCACAGGCAGATGCCACTTTTCGCACAACGCTTTTACCATTGGTGCTGATGAAAGCGGGAAAACGTTTGCTTTAGCAGCAGCATCCCAATAGCGACCTTCAATTACTCGACAGTCTTCCACAAATGCTTCGCTGTATCGGGTAACGACAAAAACTTCTTCGTTTCTGACCCAAGCGGTGTTCTTACGTGCAAAAGAAAAGTTATTTTGTCTCATGGCGATAGCCTACATAAGTAGTCACTATTTAGTCAAATGAGTTTTGTAGTCACCGAGTTGAACAAAAGTTCTGATACGATGGTGTCCCACCTACGAAAGGGGCAACATGGCAAAGAAAGCCAATGAAACCAGCCTTGAAGATGTTCTCAAGGAAATCAACGACCAGTTTGGACCGAACAGCATTGTCCGTCTTAACGGAGATTCCATTGTTCCGGTAGAAACCATTTCCACTGGCATCTTGCCGTTGGACCTTGCTCTTGGAGTTGGCGGTTTGCCGCGTGGACGCATTGTTGAGTTCTACGGCCCACCATCGTCAGGCAAGTCAACGCTGGCTCTTCATGCCATTGCGGAGGCTCAGTCAAGGGGTTTGGTTTGTGCGTACGTTGACGCCGAGCATGCGTTCGACAGCATTTACGCCAAGGCTATTGGCGTTGACATTGACCAACTTTTGTTCTCGCAGCCAAACAACGCCGAGGAAGGTTTGGAAATCACCATTCGCCTCACCGAAAGCAACAAGGTTGCATTGATTGTTGTGGATTCAGTTGCAGCACTTGTGCCACGCGCCGAGATTGAGGGCGAGATGGGCGATGCCCATGTTGGCAAACACCCCCGGTTGATGGGGCAGGCTCTTCGCAAGATGACCGGGTTTGTCTCCAAGACAAACACGTTGGTCATTTTTATTAACCAGTTGCGTGAATCCATTGGCAAGATGTATGGGCCAAGCGAATACACCCCCGGTGGCAAGGCGCTTCCTTACTACGCATCGGTTCGTCTTGATGTTCGACGCATCCAAACAATCAAGACCGGGGACGAGGCAACAGCCAACCGAACTCGTGTCAAGGTGGTGAAGAACAAAGTTGCTCCGCCACTCAAGGAAGCAGAATTTGACTTGCAGTATGGAATTGGTGTACCCAAGGCTAACGCCCTTGTTGACTGCGCTCTTGACTTTGGGTTGATTAAGAAGTCCGGTGCATGGTTTGCCTACGAAGGCGAGCAGATTGGTCAGGGCAAGGCTAAGGCTTCGGCGTTTATTGCAGCGCGTCCTGAAATGTACGACGAGATTTACAACAGGGTCATTGAGGCCGCTGGCATTGCCAAGGTGGAAGCACCCAAGGAATTTGACGATGACAACGACGAATACTAAACTTGCTCACGAACAAACAATTGTGCAAGCCATAAAAACGTGGTACACTACCCATACATACGGACCTAGTTACAGAGACTTGGCGAAGTTGACAAGTATCTCGCTTGGAACTGTGTATGCTGTGTGTCACGAACTTAGGGAAGTCGGAATCATTGAGTTTTCTGATGGCGTGGCTCGGACAATCAAGATGAAAGGCAACAGATGAAGAACTGTACAGTTATCCCGGTTTGGGACAAGACGCATGAAGAGTGGCAGGAACTGCGACGTTCAATGCGTGGCATTGGAGGCTCTGACGCCGGAACTGTTTGCGGCGTGAACGCTTACAACTCTGCGTACGCACTGTGGGCAGAAAAGACCGGCAGGGTGGAAAACACTTTTGAAGGTAACGAAGCAACCAAGTGGGGGCAGCGTTTGGAGCGCATTGTGGCTGAGGCTTACGCCGAGGACTACAACCGTGCCATTGTTGCGTGGCCTGTCATTCTTGTATCGGAAGACAACCCATTCATGTTTGCCAATGTTGACTTTCTTGAGGTTGAAGCCAGCGACGAATTTCCTGCCGGTCAAATCACCACTTGGCGCTTTCGTGACGCACCACCAAACATCGTCAGCATTCTTGAGGTCAAGACCTCTGGCATTGCTACACACGGCAACGCTGGTCATTGGGCCAACGACCAAATTCCTCAATCATACATGTTGCAGGGATACCACTACGGCATTGTCACCGGCATTGAGAACGTGACCTTTGCAGCCCTTATTGGCGGTCAGGGTTTGCTTGCTCGCCAAATGGAGTGGGATGCCGAAATTGCGGAGAACATTGTCATTGCTGAAAGCATGTTTTGGGATTTGGTCGAATCCGACACCGCCCCCGAAGTTGACGGTAGCGATGCTACGGAAGCGGTGCAGCAGCAGCGTTACCCTCGCCACGCCGAAGGCAAGGAATACGAAGGTGACGCAGCGTTCCGTGAACTGTGGCAAGAATTCCGAGCAGCCAAGGTTGCGGCAGAAGAAGCAGACACCCATCGCAAATCCCTGCGAGCAAAGGTTATTGAAACCATTGGCGATGCTGAGTTTGCAAGCGTTGATGGTGTGCCTGTTCTGTCGTACAAGGCCAACAAGGACACAGAGACCCTTGATACCGACCGTTTGAAGCGTGAGGCTCCCGAAATCTTCAATCAGTTTAAGAAGGTTCGTGCCGGTGCTCGCACTTTGCGAGATTTGTCGAAGTAGTGTGTTTACCACCTCAAAAAGTGTGGTACACTATCCAAGAACCCCAAGAGAGAGGAAGTAATTATGCGTAGTGACGAGATTGACAAGTTGGCGGCATCGCTGGTGGCAGCACAGGGACAGTTCTCTGCCGTGCCCAAGACCTCCAACAACCCTTTTTACAGCAGCAAGTACGCTGCGCTGCCAGATGTTGTTGCGGCGGTTACGCCCATCCTGCAAGCCAACGGTTTGGCGGTGAGCCAGTTCATTGACACCGTTGATGGCGAGGACAGCCTGACCACTTACCTGATGCACGAATCAGGTCAGTACATGAGCCACAGCATGCGTCTTCACCTTGTCGCTGACAAGAACGGCGTGGTGACCCCACAGGCTCAGGGTAGCGCTGTGACCTACGCTCGTCGCTACAGCCTTATGGCGGTGCTTGGCATTGTTGCAGACGTTGACGATGATGGCAATGCTGCATCGCAGAGCGCCCCTCGTCCGCAGCAGTCTGCTGCACCTTCGCTTGGCAACAAGGTGGCTGCTGCTGCCAATCGTCCGGCAGCGCAAGGCGGAGACCGTCTTGCTACCGAGGGAATGGCTCGCAAGATTTGGGCGATTACTCACAAGAGCCTTGGTTGGAGCGACGCTCAAATGGTGCAGTTTATTTTTGACACCGTTGGGGCAAAAGTCTCTAAGGCTGACCAACTTAACTTTGATGATGCCAAGGCTGTCATTGACGCACTAGAGGCTATTCAAAACGGCAACTAAAGTGAGTATTCACTTTGATGCAAGCAGTATGCTACAATATCTTTACAAACGCTAAGGAGCGAACATGAGCAATATTAACATTACCGGCAACATTACTCGTGACCTTGAGTTGCGTTACAGCGATGGTGGAAGTGCGTACACGCGCTTTGGTGTTGCTGTCTCACGTAAGGACAAGGCTGGAACCGAAACCACGTCATTCTTCGACGTTGTTGCTTTTGGTTCACTTGCAGAAAACGCCGCTTCTTCCCTTGCTAAAGGCAACCGTGTGACCGTCGCTGGTCGTGTGGAAGTCAAGACGTATGAGAAGAAGGATGGGACCGGAGAAGGCAAGTCGGTTGAAATTGTGGCTGACAGCCTTGGACCTGACCTGCGTTGGGCAACCGCTACCGTTTACAAAAACGAGCGAACCAACGGTGGCGGCAACTCTAACTACGACGCGTTCTAATGACCGCGCCAACAGCGTTGAACTACGGCCAAATTGAATCTTCAATGGCTAGAGCAATGGAACAATTGGAGGAATTGACGGAGCAATTCGCAGTTACCGCCGACGAGTTTGCTATTGCCGAGGCTGAGTTTAAGACTGAGTTTGCCAAGCAACGTTTGATGGCGAGAGCCAGTGGTGACGCTGAAGGTCGGAAGGTAACAGAGAGTTACGCCGAGGACCTTGCCACCGTTGCCACTGGCAGTGCTCGTTTCAGAGTAGAGGCTGCTAAGGCAAAGCATGATGCTGCTAGGCAGGCTTTGCTGTCGGTTAGAAGTCGTTTGGAAGCGCTAAGAAGTCTTATGGCTTCATATCGGGAGGTTCGATGACCACTTACGACGAGGCTTTGGCGGATTACGTCAAAGAACTTGAGACAGAACTCACACAAGCCAACGCAAAGTTGACTGAGGCTTTGGCAGACTTGGCTGTAGCACGGCGGCAAATCGCTTTGCTAGAGGAGCAAGTTCGCCACTACTACTTGTAATGAAACGCAAAAAACCCCTTCTTCCCAAGAAATCTCTTGAGAGGAAGGGGTCTTTGCGTCGTGGGGCAGGTTTAACAACTAATAAACCTTTAGTCTCTAAAACTCGCATCAAACCACGCTCTCAAAAAACTCAGCAAGCGTATGAGGAGCGTAGGCCATTTGTTGCCAAGTTTATAAAGGAAAATCCTGTTTGCCAAATTAATTGGGATGCAGAGTGTCAAGGCGCAAGCGTTGACGTACACGAAATAATGTTTAGGTCGCATGGGGGAGAAATCGTTGGCGATAACCCCAATCAATTCTTAGCCGCTTGTCGCTATTGTCATGGTATGATTCACGACAACCCACAAGAGGCACACGAACGAGGATTTAGGAAATGGTCATGGGAAAAGTAACTAAGCACAGCGTTGAGATGGTTTTTGAGCGCAATGCGTATCAAGTGACTTGCAATTGCGGATGGCGCTACAAAGCAACTGATAGAAACATTGGAATGGCAAATGGTCACATTCACATTGCTTCTCAAGCCGTTGCCGCCAATGAGTGAGTATAGCGATTTTTTTGTTGAGGAATTTTGGCGCTCGTTAAATGCTTTGCGCCCTGCGTTCCACCAAAAAGCGCTTTGCAAGACAATGGACAATAACTTGTTTTTCCCCGGTCAAGGGCAATCAGGCAAGGCACAGCAGGCCGTTGAAATTTGTTTTCAATGCCCTGTTCAGATTGAATGCCACGATTACGCTTGCAAAGAAAAGATTGAGCACGGCGTTTGGGGCGGTTCAACCGCAGACCAACGCAAACAATGGTTTAAGCAAGGGCTGACGCCTAGCGCCGCTTGGGAAGAATTAGCCCCCGAATAAAGTACCGTTGCCAACGTCTTTGTTTTCACGTTTGCGACGATACAAAATGTTTCTGGCTCGCATGGTGGTAGAGCAAGTTGGGTGAAACCCGCCTTCAATATGCGGGAAAAAAACGCACCAGTTATGGCAGACTTCGCAAACCGTAAACACCCAATCGGGGTGCTTTAGTTTCATAGCATCTTTAACGTCTGTGTTTTTAGGTTCGTTGTCTTTATGCTTACCCATCAGTCTAGGTTAGCAGAGAAAAACTTTCCATGGTAAAGAGCCTGACCGTTGTTAATGACCACTTGCTCAGGCCAGAATTGACCGTCACCTTCTTCGTAGGTGATAACAGCAATGCCTTGCTGCCAATCTTCCACAACCGGGACTGGAATGCCATCAAGGTCCATGCCGCCCTTGGTGCTAGGCACGGAGCCATCAACGCGTGCCAAACAGCCAGCAGACAGGGCTGTAATCGTTTTTGAGCCACCAGCATTACGAACGGTGCGTTCTGCCCACTCTCGGCGGTGAATGTGACCGTAGGCAACAGAAACACGCTCACTGGCAAGATACTTGTGAGCAGTTGAACCGTTACTGACAACGTTGGTGCCGTGAATAACCCGGAAGTTGTCGCTAAGCCAAAACTCATTTGCGGGATAGCCTGAAGCGTAAACGACATTGTATTCGTCAAGTCGGCACAAGTGAGGGACGCTCATTACGGGCCAATCGTCCGGCACGTTGGCGCGCTTAATGCCAAACGCTGCTGCTGCGTTATCAAGCAGGTAATTAGAAAGACGCAACTCATGGTTGCCCTCAAGCCAAACAATTTGAGCGTTGGGAGCAACAGCACGAACTTGTGCAACCATCAAGCCGCCTCGGTCAATGGTTGCCTGCGTTGTGCGCGCAAACGCCGGGGTCAATCGGTACTTGCCCAATTCGGGGAAGTCCAAGTTGTCACCGTGCATCACAACTACGTCAGGTTGAATTTCTTGCACAAGTTGGAGGGCAACGTTGATTGCCTCCTCGTCGTGTGTGGGGTGCATGACATTAAAACGGTCAAAGTAGTAGCCAATCTGCATGTCTGGCAGCAACACGGCACGCTTGTAGCCATCGTCAGGGCGAGACTTTTTGATAGCAGCAGGCTTGACTACAGTTGGCTTAGATGGTTGAACAACCGGCCATTCCGGGCCATCTTCCCATGAAGGGCTAAACGAAATGCCCGACATATCTACAACGTGGGCCTCGCCCTCGTCATCTTTGTAAAACCCTTGGTAAAGGTTAATTCTCTGCACCTTGCCAACGTCATCAAGGTCAATTCCATTGCGCTCAAGAATGTCAAGAATCTTGTTGAGGTTTTTCTTGCGCTTCTTGTCTTCAGGAATAAATTCGGAAACGTCGGTCATTAGGGTTCCTCCCTAGTCGCAGCAACACACGCCTCGGCGGTGTTCTGATAGGCTGGTTTTTTTAACGGGAAAACCCCAATCATGTAAGACTTGTTGAATCTTGACGTTGGGGATTTCCGATTGAGGGTAAGACAATGCGGCGTTTAATTTTGTGCGTTGGTCATCAGAAAGAGGGAGCATCCCAATTACGCAACGTCTTTGGGTAAGAAATTCTGACAAGTCCATAACGCATATTATACAGCATTAAGCAAGACTACAGCGTGAATGCAGGAGCCTCTACCGTAATTGTTCCATCAAAGCGGACAGCGGTTTTGGTTTCGTCGCTGGCGTAATTGGTTGGTTTGCCAATAATGCTGTACGCCCAAATTCCTGCGCCATACGGCGTGGTGTCAACGGTGGCAGCGTAGTAACCAATTGCCCCATCGGGGTTTTTGATAATAGTTCCCGTTGGGTCTCCGGTTGGCTCCGTGTAGGTAAACGAAACAGGAGTGGCTCCGTCAACAGAGAAGGCAACAATTACCTTGTCCGGGTTAACAATTGTGCCATCGGCGGCGGTAAACGGAGTGCTGGTGTAGAACGTAATCTTGGTTCCCAAAATTGTCTTTTGCACTGGTTGCATCATGGTCATAGCAAATCCTTACACGGTTGGCAGGAGTGGTGTCCCCTGCATAATGTCTTCATACACAACGCCGGTTACGGTGGGCATAAGAACCTGCGGGTACACAGAAGCGGTAATTGTAACCCCAACAGATTCAGGCAAAAGTGCAGCAACGTAAACGGTTGGCACCATAACGGTTACTGCAAATTCTTGGTTTAAAAACGGAGCAGGTGGATGTACGTTTGTTCCAAAAAATCCAAAACCAAATGTCATGTTTACCACGCAATCACAATAATAACGCCGTTGCCACCGGTGCCACCGGTGCCAGATGTATAACTAGCGGTTGTTCCGGCATACGCTCCGCCACCTCCACCACCAGAACCAAGGCCACCGTTTCCACCAGTAGAACCGCTAAACGTTCCACCACCAGAACCCCAGCCACCACCACCTCCGGTGCTGATAATTCCGTTTGCTCCAATTGAGCCAGTTCCGTTTGAGCCGCCCGAAGCAACGCCGGTTCCTCCAGCGGGCGCTGTCATGTTGGGTTGAACAAGGGGGGTGCCTCCTGCCCCACCAGCATTGTTGTTTGAACCTCCACCTCCGCCGCTGGAAGTGTAAACTCCCCCGGACCCAGCATAACCAACTCCGTTAGTGTTGCCTCCCGAAGATGCTCCGCCTGCAAACATACTGTTTGTATTAGTGCTGGCTATACCGCCGACATTGCCCAAAGCACCGCCCGGTGCCCAAAGGTAACTTGCAGCGGCAGTCGAAGCAGACGAACCGTAAGTGCCAGCAGCGAGGCTACGGGTAGCCATGGCTGAGGGGGCGAAGGAGATACTGGATTCCTTGC